GCAAAAACCTCAGTCCCAGACTCAGGAGTCTTCATTGGTCTGCGGATGGCTATGTAGATGTAGTCACTACCAGAACTGCCTGCATGACCCTCATGTATAAATCCCGTAGCAGTAGGTTTTATTTCATAACCACCAGTATTTGATAAACTTGATTCTTCTGCGTATTCATTTGGATTTAATAACTTCCTGTTACTTACATCCCAACCACGCATAACATCGTGCATTCTCCAGTTATCATTATCGTTAGAGCTTGTATTGTTGGCTAACTTATATATTATAAACTGTGGTTCCCATCCCAAATTTACACTTACTTCTCCACTACTTGTGCCAGTAAAACTCCCACACTTAATAATACTCTCGTCACCATCGTCTCCAAAGCCTCCTGCGTCTGAGGCGAATAAGTAGGCAACGTATGTGTCGCTATTGCCATTAGTACCACCATAAGTACCTACCGAAAAAACGCTATCAGTTGGGTTAGCTCCCCAAAAAAAATCTGTATCGTAACCAGTAAGCCCCGCATCGGCATTGCTAAGATTGAAAGCTACCCCTAAAGAACCTGAATTAGCGTCAACCCAATCTTTACTATAAACCCACCAGCCACCTGTTCCGTTTGTCCTTTTAATAATCATTATTCTTGGGACTGAGCCAAGATTATGAGAAACAGTACGCTCAGAACCCGTCCCAGTATAAGTCACAACATCAAAGAACTTCTCAGCCTTGCGGAATGTCCATGAGGCGTAGTTTTTATCCGTACCTCCGTTTACAAGGGAGTTTGTCTGCAACGAGAAACCGTCAGCGTTAAAAGCGTCTACTTTATTAGTAGCTGTTTGTTGGCCTAGACTAGTATTAGTCTCTAACCACTTGTTTGCCCCTCTTTCGGTGTCGAATACATTATGATCGAAAGTAGCGTTTCTAATTTTTATCCATACCATGCCGCCTTCACCAGACAAATCAATATTGTTAGTTATGTCGAACGCAACATTGCCGTTTCCCGCATACAAATAAGTCGAGAAGACATCCTCAACGTACAAGTTGTCCCCACCTGCACTACCTGCCGCTGCTTGTAGTAATTTCTTATTACTTGGCATTTTAAATCCTCTACGCTAGAGCGAGTCCGGCAACAAAGCCGTACCAAGTAGTACCACCGTCACAGGTAATAAAGACAAGAACATCAGTACCAGAAGCGGTGAGTGTAGGAGCAGTTGCGGCAGGCCAATCAACCGATGCAGGCCAGTTTTGTGCTGCCGAGCCACCGTTGACTAACTTAATACTAAAGCTGCAAAGTTCATCGCTTGCAGTCGGATTAGAGAACGTCCAAGTCGTTGCGCCAGTGGTTGTGGCCGTGACTGAGTTACCTAGTGTCAGGTCAATCGTCTTAGCACCTGTAGTGTTTCCCAGTGCGTTAGTAATCTCGCCATAGTCTTTTAGGTTAATCGCTGAGACTGTTTGGTCTGCGCCTGTTACTGCGCCGGCAAGAGTCATTCCTGTAATTGTTGGAGCTGTGCCTAACACAACCGCGCCTGTTCCAGTTTTTGATGTAACTCCTGTACCGCCGTTGGCGACAGGAAGTGTTCCTGTAACTTCAGAGGCAAGATTTATAGAAGTAGCTGTAGGAGCTACTGCTACCCATGCAGAGCCTGAATAAACCTTCATTTGATTTGATGCAGTATTGAAGTACAAAGCTCCAGTTAAAAGAGCATTGCCATCATTGTCTACAGTAGGGTCAGATGATTTGTTACCCAAATAACGGTCATCAAAAGAATCATAACTAGCAGCCGCAGAGGTCGCAGATGAAGCCGCCGATGTTGCGCTGGTTGCCGCATTTGAGGCAGATGTTGCCGCTTCTGAGGCTTTTGTAGTCGCTGTAGCAGCACTTGTAGCAGCAGAAGTCGCACTGCCTAAAATACCGTCTACATAACCTTTCCTGGTTAAGTCATCATCAGCAGAAGGTGTAGCAGTTGACGTAGCTTTGTTAGAACCTAGAACAATATTGCCTGTCATCGTACCACCAGCCAAAGGAAGCATGGTGTCAACATAGGCTTTAGTAGAAGCATCTGTACCCGCAGCAGGAGTACCAAGACCTGTAATTTTGTTAGTCCCCATAGCGATAGCACCAGACATAGTGCCACCAGCAAGAGGTAGCTTAGTTGCTATGGAATTAGTAATAGTGGTTGAAAAGTTAGCGTCATCACCTAAAGCGGCGGCTAACTCATTCAAGGTATCTAATGCCGCAGGAGCAGAGTCAATTACGTTAGTTACTTGAGTATCTACATAGCCTTTAGTTGCAGCGTCAGTATCAGAAGACGGAGCTGCTAAATTAGTTAAGACAGTATCTGTAAAGTCTACAGTCCCATTAACTACCAAATTGGTAACAGTGGTAGTACCACTTGAGGCAGTAAGATTACCAGTTACGTCACCAGTAATATTTCCCGTAACATTACCTGTCACGTTACCAGTTACATTACCTGTTAAAGCTCCAGCAAAATTTGTATTGGCTGTGATTAAAGTACCAGTTATAGCCTGGGGCGTAGAGCCACCAATTACCATGCCGTTTAATGTACCGCCTGTTAGCACAGCATTAGAAGAACTAAAACTTGAGTTAGCAACAACAGTGCCAGTAGCTGTAATAGCACCAGTTGTAACTGAGGATGGATTAGTGCCAATCTCAATAATTGTTGCGCTGTTATTCTCAGTAAAGAGTCGTTTGTCTGAGGTATTTACAGCAAGCTCACCTTGAACTAAATCTGAAGCCAAGGGTATGGCTGACGAAGTTGAAGAAAACTTAGTAATAATTGTTGCCATTTATTTCACCACTTAACTTTATCTGCCCAGTAAGCTGCGGAACATCTACCTTTAGCAATGTTTTTTGCGTGACGCGCCTTAAAAGACTTTCTTCTAGCCTTTTCTGATGCAGTTTTAGGATTTTTGCCAGCACCTTGAACGCCTTGCTGACCAAAGCGAATTGTCTTAATACTTCCGTCACCACACTTAGCTACAACAACGTGGCTTTTAGTAGGGTGATTGGGAGTCCTCTTAGGTTTGTTAAAACCAGAGACACCTGCTCTTTCTAATCTTGAGTCTTTCTTTTTCATGATAAGAAGTCAGGGGGCCGAAGCCCCCTAACCTATCCTAACTTATCCTAGCTTATACGTCAGGGACACAAAGGATGAAGCCAGCCTCTGGACGATGTGCCTGAACACCATAAAGGGTGTCAGCAGTGTACAGAGTTGACAAATACTCTTGCTTGTACTGAGTTTGTGAGCGAACGCTCATTTGCTCAGCCAGGACAAGGGCATCTTTGTGGACAAGATAAGCACCGCGAACATCAGCAGTACCAGTACCGTTGGAAGTTGCATCTTCAATGAGAGGGCAGTTAGAAGAGACATAGATGTCAATTCCATAAACTGAACCAATCAAACCAGACTGGACAGTTGAGCCTTCACGGAAATCAGCAGATACATAACGCTCAGTACCCATGATTGCAGAACGCAACGCAGGTGGAATAATAAATGCGCGGTCACTCATAGGAACGTCAGCATCGTCCATACGCTTAATCAACGCACGAAAACCAGCATCTGTAAATACGTCAGCAGCTACAACAGTGTCATCAGTATAAGCAGTCAGACCATTAGAAGCATCAACAAAGAACGTATTTGCACCTTCCCATGCTGTACCAGTACAAGTACCAGTAACAGGAACAGTCAGGTCAAAAGTACCACTACCAAAACCAGTACCAGCGCGGAACAAGTCATCATCGACCTGTTTGGCTAGAGCGTAACCAGCATCTTCAGTGTAGAACTGACGAAGTGAGGCAAGAGCCTGTACTTCAACAATGTCTTCAATCAGACGAGAATACTCGTAGTGACGGTTAATAGTAACAGTAGTTTCACTTTCCAGGTTAGCCTGCATAGTTACAGCAACAGCTTCTGCCTTAGCATTAGCGGAGCCGCGAGTAGGCTTAGGAAGGTGGATAACATCACCCTTGTTGCCAGACATTGTCATTGTCTTAACAAGAGGAGCCATTTTTAAAGATTTTTGATATGCAGCAATAACTTCGTCCGACCATATTTCAGGTACAAAAGTTCCCGCTGCGGTTTTGTCTACGGTTGCGTTTGCAGTAAAAAACGCACCAGAAGTTTCATTAGCCATGTTTAATTTCCTTTATCTTACGCGCTTCTCCGCATACGCCCTACGAATTTCGGGTTCCATGCTTTGATAACGCTTAGGGTTAGTCTTCATAAGTTCAATAATATCTGCCCTTCGATAAATCTTTTTAGATGGGGTTTCAGAACTACCTTTAGCCCCGCCAGTAGAAGCCTTTTTCACAGCATCCTTTCTAGCATCTTTCTCGTCTTGAACAGCAGATTGTGACATTTGCCTAATCTGTTTCCATTGAGAAAACAAATTGTCAGCAGCTCTACTGTCATACTGTTGGTCAGCGCGAGTTAGAAGCTCAACGCGAATTTCATCATTTTTTACCCAATTAATAAAATCTGAGCTTTGAATAATTTCTTGCGCGTCTGGATGTTTGTTAATCAACTCCTGCTTGGCCTGTTCCTGTCTAATATGTAAAGTATTTTGTTGAGCCTCCTTAATAACAGGATGGTTCGCAATCTTACTTTCCATAGCTTTGTCAGGGTCAGCAAAAAAATCTATTTCTTCAGCAGGTTCAGGTGCTTTTGTTTCCGACTGTTTGAGAATGAAGTTATCTACTACCTTTCGTAATTCGCCAACCTCAGCTCCTTGACTTCCCAATCTGCTTTCGGCTTCTTGGTGCATTTTGGCTACTTCAGCTATTGTCTTACCTTGGTACATTGGCGAAAGCTCTGCTTCCCCTTCCGAAATGACTTCTTCTTGGACAGGTTCTTCCACGCTATTTACTTCATCTACCTCTACTTGGTCAATTAGTGTTGCCATTATTAAACTCCGTTAAGACCGATTCTAGCTACCCTTCTGGACTATTGTTCGGCTGCCTTACGTTCTAATTCCATCTTTTGCTGTCTGGAACGAACCCACTTGTCTGTTGCACCTGGAAAATGTCCAGAAGCGGGGTCGAGACTACACCTAACGGCAGAGATGACTCGCTTTGCTACCTCATCACATTGAGGACAATCAATCTGTTTTGTTTCACGTGAAACAAGTTTTTCATTTACATGACCATACTTGCACAAAAAATCAAACAGAATCATTGCTATCCTCTGCATAATGTTCAACGGTAGACTCCATATTAAGCATAAAGGCAAGGATATTTAATTGTCCTTTACGGAAATGTAAATCCTCGTTGTCCTTTGTTACTTCTACAGAATTTATTTGGAGAGCATTATTTTTTAGCTCTTCCATTAATAATTTCCAGCCCTCTGTACGAAACGTATCTTTAAGAGCTTGGTAATGTTTTTCTTCCTCTCTTTCCACCCTTTGACTCCTTATCAGCTTCCTCTAGCTTTTGGATTCTTTCTTCTAAACCTTTAACGATTCCATTAATTTGATTTAGAATGTTCTGCATCTCAGTGTTGGTAATCATTATGACAAAGCCTTAGCCGTTTCTAGGTTAAGCCTTCTTTCCTCCAATAGTTTGTCAGTTACCTTCATTCGCCTTTCAAACTCTTTATCATCTTCATTGCCAGCCTTTAGGTTTGTAGCAACGGCTTTAATCCTATCATTTTCAAGCTCAACAGGAATGGCTTTAGTTTCTTGAGTAATCTTTTCAGCTCTGGCTTGAGACTCCACAGCTTGACCATTGAGAGCGTTAGTCTGAGACTGCTGAAACTCTAACTGTACTTGTTGTGCTGCTTGAGCCGCTTGCTGTGCTTGGGGATTAGGTTGTGAGGCTTGTTGGATAACTTGAATTAATTGCTCTCTATTAGAAATGTTCATGTTATCTATAATTGATTGTATTAAAACTGGATACAAAGGAGAGTCTGAACCCATAGTTTGTAACAATTGCACTAACTGAGTTACTTCGTATTCTCTTGCAATTATTCCCAAGGAAGAGGTAACTTCAAACTTATAATCGTTAACAGGGTACATCTCAGGCTCAAACTGCATATACCTGTGTGCCACTTTTGTTACGAATGGTATCAAAAAAGACTCTTGGAAGTTAATAAGAGTCCTTTTGTGTCTCTTAATAATTGCCCCAAGGGACATTGAGATACCAGCAGCGGTAGCCTCACCGTTAATAGAGCCGGGTATT